ATACTTGATTTTTACCGTTTGATAAAACACCGTTTGAAAAGGTTAAAGTCGCTGCTGCAGTAACTCCAACTGCATCATAACCACCAATTGCTTGTTCTAAGATAAGTAAATTTGTGTTTGTAAATTGTCCCCAAGTTCCTGAGTTTTCACCAGTTGCTTGTACTGTTAATTTTAAGCTAGTTGATGTAGTATTCGCCATATTTTAGATTCCTTAAATTATATCATAATATTTCATTTATGCAGCAGTGTCAACTTCTGTCCATGTTGTAGCAGTGCCTGTATTTACTTCACTCCACATGATATTTTTAACACTTCCTAAAGTAGCAGTCATTTGTATTCCAGTTAATTCAGCAGAAGCATCAGTTGCATCTGCCTGACCTTCTTGCATAGTCATTTCTTGACCAGACGGAGTGGCGATCGTGTTAGGAGTTGCAGTAACTGAAGCAAGAGTTGCAGAGAAACCTATACCAGTTAATTCAGCAGAAGCGTCATCCGCATCCGCATCGCCTTCTTGCATAGTCATTCCTTGACCAGATGGAGTAGCAATTGTATTAGGAGTTGCAGTAACTGATGCAAGAGTTGCAGAGAAACCTATTCCAGTTAGTTCAGCAGAAGCATCATCTGCCTCAGCATCTCCTTCTTGCATGGTTAGTTGTTGACCTGTAACACCAACATTAGCATCAGCTGTAACTGAAAGACTACCTGTAGACATTGTTGTTTCTTGTCCTACAAGAACTGCTCCCACTGTAGCTTCTACTTCAACAGGAATGTTAAATGTAGAAGGACTTAAAGTAGCAAAAGGTGCTTGACCGAAAGCTGTTAATGTATCTTGTGTAAGATTATTTGCGTTTGCAGTTAGTTCAAAACCTGTTACATCAACTTGTTGTCCTATAGGAGCAGTAACCGTTCCTAAAGCAGATGATAAAGATAGACCTGTTGGATTAACTGCTACAAATGCAGACCCAATTGCAGTTCCAAGAGTGCCTGTTAAACCAATACCTGTTACAGAGACGTTTGCATCTCCAGTAGTAGATGGAGCATTTTCTTGTGCTGTTAATTGAATACCTAATGGATATACAATTACATTTGAATCCTCTGCACTGAAAGGTGCTTCTGAATATGCGATTATTCCAAAAGCCATGGATTAGGCTCCTGTTTTTAGTTCTTCTATTTCTTTTTTAAGTTCTTTGATAGATTCAATTAATAGAGCAACAATTCTGTCATACTTAACAGCTTTGATTCCATCTTTTCTTGTTGCAACTACCTCTGGTAAAACTTTTTCTACTTCTTGTGCAATTACACCCACGTCGTTTTTTCTAACAAAATATTTGTCTTCACCACCATTTTCTTTAATATAATCTTCTGTCCAATCAAATGTTACACCATTTATTTGACTAACTTTTTCTAAAGGGTTTTCGATATTTTTTACATTTTCTTTTAAAGATTTATCTGAAGAATAAAAAGCAGTAATATCGTTTGTTGCTCTTATCTGTCCAGTTGTTCCTGAAGCTGCAGTTCCTACTCCTAGAGAATCTACTTGTTGATCATTAAATTCAACATCTGAAGAAGTACCTAATCCTATTGAAGTTCTTGCAGTAGCACCAGTTTCCAAAACAAAATTAGAGCCGTCACCAACAATAAAACCTCCGTTAGTTACAGCTAATCCCGCAACATCTTGAAGCTGTGCATCTAGTCTCGCATTAGGTAAAGTTCCAGAACCAATATTACTTGCATCAGTTGTATCAGTCGTTGCAGAAGCGGCTAGACCTAAATCTGATCTAACTTCAGACGCACTTCTACCTTCTAAACCGTTAGCAGTAAAACGAGCAAAATCATCGTCAGCAGCATCTGCATCGTCTATTTTTACTGCATTAGTATTTGCTATTCCAAAAGTTAATGAAGCTTGACCACCAATATCTGAAAGAACTTCAGAAGCAGAACGTCCTTCAATTGCTGTGCCATCTACTCGTAAAAAATCATTGTCCGCTACACCTGTTGTAAATTTAGGAACGTTTGTATTTGATATACCTGTATCTAATACAGCAGCTGTTCCTAACCCAAGTGATGTTCTGGCTGTTGCTCCAGTTTCTAAAACAAAATTAGAACCATCACCAACAATAAAACCACCATCTGTAACGGCTAAACCAGCTACGTCTTGTAATTGTGCATCTAATCTTGCGTTGGCTAAAGTACCAGAACTAATATTACTTGCGTTCGTTGTATCAGTCGTTGCAGAAGCAACTAGACTTAGATCTGATCTAACTTCACTAGCTGAACGTCCTTCAATGTCTGTTCCATCTACACGTAAAAAATCATCGTCTGCTACACCACTTGTAAATTTTGCTACATTTGTGTTTGAAATACCTGTATCTAAAACAGCAGCCGTTCCTAGTCCAAGCGATGTTCTAGCTGTAGCTCCAGACTCTGCTACAAAGTTAGATCCATCTCCAACAATAAAATTTCCATTTGTAACAGCTAAACCTGCAACGTCTTGAAGTTGTTGATCTAGTCTTGCGTTAGCTACAGTTCCGCTTGATAAATTAGAAGCATTAAGAGCTGTTAGGTTACTTCCATTATTTGCAACAATATTTCCACTTGCATCAAGTATAACTGATTTAGATGCAGGAAGGGTACAGAAAACATCTTTAGTTCCTGCAGCAAAATCTACTGCAGAGTCACTATTTGATGATGAAATAATAGTAGTTCGAGCTAAAGCTCCAGCAGAAACTGTTCCAAGTCCTACTTCAAACTCTGAATTACTAGTGTGAACAATTGCATAATACGTTGTGTTTGTATTTCCAATTGCACTAGAAAAAGTTTCAAATCCTGTTACTGCTCCTGCAAGAGTAAGTGTACCCGTACCAGTAGTGGTAGAGGTTTCTTTAACTCTATCGTTTACAACCAATGCCATTTTATAGACCTCCTATTAACCAGAAATTCTTAATATAGCTGCAGCTGTAGTAAACGCTGGAAACTGTACTGTAAAAGTTCCCGATGTAGCTGTTTTGTCTCCTCCAAAATCTAAAACCGCAACAGCTGCATTCGTAGTGGCAGATGAAGTGTTATAGATTAAAGCTCCTCTAGCTGTTAATGTTACTGCAGTAAAAGATAGATCTGCATAGTCAACTATTGCAACACCTTTACCACTTCCAGAACCGATTGAAGTTCCTCCATTAACTAACGCACCGCCACCTGCTGAGTAAGTTCCAGTGTTACTAACTTCGTTAGTTGCACTGTACGCAGTAGTAGTTGAGTTTAGAGTAGCTGAAGAAGTATAAAGAGCTAGTTTAAATTTGTCACCACCTGATGATTTAAAGTTGTGATCACCTTCAAGTAACTGTTTCTTAAACGCGTTTGCGATCGCTTGTGTTATAGCCATAATTATATCTCCTTATTTTCCTCCGACTCGAGGAACACCTGATTGATATTCATCTCGTCTTCGTCTTCCCATTTGTTCTATTGAGAAGCCTTCTACTACTTGTTTATACTTTCCTTCGTATAATTGCAAGAGATCATTTGGCCCCTTTAGAAAAGAAAATGCTTCGACTAAGCATGCATACAAAAGTCCGTTGGGAAAATACTCGCTGATGTATGTTGTTGTATTTGTACTAGATAAACCCGGGTCTTTCAAGATATAATTTAATTGAATTTCATATGTAGCATTTGGAGTGGGAGCTATTATAATAGTGTCTTTATCCCACATACCATAGTACTTCGGAACTCCTGTAGACTCAGCTGGATTAAATTCAGACATAAAACTTGTGTCTCTAAATTGTAAAAAATCTCTATTATTTGCTTGACCTACTCCATCAGAATTTACAATTTGAGCCGATCTTACAACTAATAAATCATTTGGAACATCTATAAATCTTTGTGATGTAATTAAATTTGCTGTTGCGTATCTTTTATTATTATCAGAATCTACATCTCTAAATATTCTCCATTCAGCATTTTCAATAATTCCATTAACAATAGATTCTGTTAAAACGTTTGCATCAACTTCTGTATAGTCTCTAATTTTTTGTACTAATTCTGAATAAGTCATGGTGTTAATGTAACTGGTCCTGCAGTTACTGTTATTCCTCCAAATTTTCCTGTTACCGTAGGTGTTGATCCTAAAGTAAAAGTGTAATTGTTTGTATCTACTACAGTTATACTAAATCCTGAAGCATTTTCAAATACTGTATATGCCAGGCCTCCGGGGCTTCCATCTACATTTCTAAATACTACAGTATCTGAAGTTGTTCTTCCATGTCCTGGTTCATTTACAGATATAGTTGTGCTACCAGAAGTAATATTAAATGGATCACTTGGTAATAAATTTTCTGTTGCTGGTTCAACTCGAGCAGGTCTCGCATTTCTTAAACCTTGTCCATCAGCTGTAGTTGGTTTTGGTTCTAACTGCGGATGTTTAGCTTCAAATTCTGAAACATGCACTCTTGATCCATTCCATTCTATAACCATTTCTGAATATGGAAATGCCATTCCACTTCTATCAGAAATAAATTGTGCATATTTTCCTTTTGATAAATTAGACATTTGGATAATAAGTTTTTGGTGTTATGAAAGAACTTGAAGCAGAGCCATCTTCTTCTAGTGCTCTTTTAAATTCGTCTTCGTATAATAATTTCATTTGTTGTGTAAGCTGTGGATTTATTTTTTGTGAAAGATAATAAGCTAAACCTGAAACCATACAAGGTACAAATCTGTATGGTACATCTGCTTCGTTAGTATAATTACCTGCATCCTGTATTCTACTTACGTAATAGTAATTTAAAAAATTACCTGCCTCACTTGAGCCAGGTGTTAAGTACAAAGTAATTGTAACTTTATCTATAAATCTTTGAACATAATATTGTGTAGGCACACCTGTTTGAGTTTTATTTGACAAACCTTGATATGCAGATCTATTTATTTTTGTGAGAGGAAAATCAACTGATGAAGAATTTCTATACACAGCTTCTAGAATATCATCTACACCATATACTGCAGTTGCACTTGATGTTCCATCAGCTGTTGATCTAAACATTGTATATTCAGATTGACCATTGACTAGTGTAATTGAATTATTTTTTACTTGCCAATAATGTAGACCTCTGTTCGCCCATTCTTGAAACATAATGTTTAAAGAACGTCTTGCAGATTTTAAATCGTTTCCTGAATAATCAAAACGACCTAATCTTTCATACGCTTCAGTAATAACATCATCAATACTGAATGTAGATTCAAAAGTTGTTGTTCCAGAGGTTGCCATTTATCCTCCTATTTATCAATCAATAGCGTTGCGCCTACTAAATTAGCAATTGCAGAAACTTTCATTCCACCTGGAAATAAAATTCCATCTTCAGGTATATTAAATGAAAAAACATCACCTTCAGGACAGTCTCCCTGAAATAAAGTTGTGCTATCAGTATTGTCTTGCAAAGTTATTGATCCAGCTCCAGATCCATCAGAAGCTAAGATCATTCCTCTTAGTCTTGTTCTTCCAGCAAAAACTGCTCCTGTCGCTGCAACTCTAACTGCTTTTACGTCACCCTTCATATTTTTGTTCTCCTTAAAATTTGAATATGGGCCCGAAGGCCCATACTAATTATTTATTAACTTACTGCCGCACTAAACGGAGTTGCTGGTGATCCTGTACAACCAGACTCTACATCAACTTTCCATTGAGTAGAACTAATTGCAGTACACGTAATTTTTGCAAAAGTCACACCACCAGTTGTAGTACCATTTAAGGTAATAGTATCTGATGCTGCCACAGTTTCAAAACCAACCATGTTATCAGAAGTGTCATCAATAAATTTTGCACCTCCTACCATAACATCGTTAGAGTTAGCAACTTGTACGACTAAGTCTCCAGTCTTAGTAATAGATGAAAAAATTTCAAAAGTTGCACCTATATTACTTAGATTGTTTACATCTGCTCCTGGTCCTGCGATTGCAGAATCAGAGTTAGCATTAATCGCTGGCAATGTGTAAGTTACTGCTCCAGCAGCATTATTGTGTACAATTCTTCCTGCGTGAGAAGCAACTGTTAATGATGTGCTTGAATCAGCATCTACAACATTAGCCGGACCTGTAGTAATAAATCCATTTTTGGATGTTACTGGTCCTTGAAACGTAGTGTTTGCCATAGTGTTATCCTCCTAGTTTCCGTTTATGTAGTCTCTAGGCCGTCGACTATACGCGTCTACATAAACTGATTTTTGTATAGTGAGTTTTTTATATACTAGTTTTAAGTAGAGTGCAAGAGAGCCTGTAATGTGGAGTGGATTTTTTCCAACGATGTAGCTTTTTATTAAGTTGCTACAGAAACTTGTGGAGCAATGGCATCAACTTTATTTCTAAGGTGAGCTTCTTTAGCCTCAGCCTTTTTTATATGTTGAACGATCTTTTTAACTTGGTCGTCGATCCTTACCATATTCAAGGTATATCTACCCTGATTAAGATGCTCTTGCTTCCATTGTAGGTCCAGTGTCTCCTTCTGTTTGTAGAGATCCTGGATGTGCGGTTGCATCGTCATTTATAACCTCCTCATAGGTTATTCTGTTCAACTCAGAACTATAACTAGCTCCGAGATGTTCCCATTTTATAACATTTTCTCCTAGTTTGTCAACTATAGCTTGTTCGAGGGAAATAGGATCGTCGTTAGATTCGACTTGAAATTTTGCGTAATGGTCGTAAGCCCAAATATTTACTGTAAATTTTTTCATAGTTTTACCTTTCTATTTTGTAATTGTGGCGGAACAATGTCCCGCCACAAAAATTAGATATTAAGCACCTGGTGATGCAAAGATACCTCTAGGGTCTGATACACCAAATGAGTATCTTTCTCTAGCTTTGTATCTTACGTTACCAGTATCGAAATCACCTTCCATCGCTGTTTTGATAGGAGATCTTTCGAAGTACTTCATGCCGTTAGGTACATCAGTAATAATGTAGAACGCATCTGTGTCAGTTAAAAAGTTATTAACTCTGTAACCTTGTGGGATCATACCCATAGACACGATTGCATTTACATCGTTATCT